CATCAACATATTTCTTAGTAGATGGGTGATAGTTTGCTGTAGGTGCGTATGGCGTTGTGTTGTCTAGCGTTAATACGTTTGTTGGGTTATCTATAGCTTGTCTATTTTCCTCTAATGCTTCTGCTACATTGTCAGCTGTTATTGATGCCGAATTGTGGCCTATTCTTTTAGAACCGTCATTTCCGTTTAAATCAGGTATTAAAGTGTTATTAATGTAATCCTTGTCGTCTATACCGTACTGGTCAAATGACTTTTTTAAAGATACGGACTGACCTTTTACCTGGCCAGGCTGATTCTGAATATTATCAGTAGCAACCGAAGACGGCGTAATTGGTAATTTAGACATTATATCCCTCCTTTACTTAGATAAACTCTGCACTTGTGCTTGTAGCAATAGTTTAAGTATTGTTAATGTCTCGTTGTTTGTATCGTTTTCGAGTATAATTTGAAGATAAGTAAACTTTTTAACTTTTGATCTTAGCCTAATTGGTTGTGGTTGTCTGTTTGTCAAGAATGAAAAGTTGTTAAAGTCAATATCATTAAAATCAAATAAGTTGTAACCCTTGGTAACTGTCTTGCTTTCAGACTCATTCTTTTTATTAGTTACAAATGTAATATCCACTGTCGTTCTTGTATCTGGTCTAATCGATAACCATTCGTTACGCATCATTTTTCTGTATTGAAGTGTATCAAAATCGTAATTACCAGTTGCTATTCTGCAAGGTATTGAATCGCCTAACACTTCATTATCTGCCACATAGGTTTTATCAAATTCAGACACATAACCATCACTACCGAAGTAAATCTTTCCTTGTATCTCAGTTATACACCTTACATCAACATTTAAATATCTGTAAAATGTATTATTACCATAATTCCAAATATACGTGTAACCCTGAATGCTAAGCCAATATTCTTTATCGTTTTGGTTATCAAATGTAACCGCTTGTGACAAGTCCAACTCTTGGAAAGTTAACTTCAATCTATCCGAAATGATTTCCGCGTTTCTTTCGTCCTCTACCCCTGTTGCACTGGACCATAAAAGCATTGAAAAACCGTCCAGCGACAAAGGGTTGTTCTCTATTAATTGTACCATGTTTGGTGCAATGTTACCAAATGCCTTGTTCAAGTCTCGGTATGGGTAGTTATAAGGGTTTAATCCTGTGTTGTTAGCAAAATTAGGGTTTGACTCAGGTGTTACAATCATAGTTCTATCTTCTTTAAAAACTAGCAATGATTGATACTGAGGCTCTAAGTCTGTAATTGCGTATTGGTTTGATCCTACATTTACAAATGAATTAACTGGGAAATAATTAGCTTTTAATGTAGCCGAGAATCTAAATGTATTCTTGTTATTATCATCACCCCAAATAAATAAGTTAGTATCATTTTGCACACCGTATTGAATGGCGTACTTGTTATTTGTGATTAATTCCTTGTGACCAGCAACAGCTTTAACCCATCTAATAATTACATCAGCATCGGTAGTGGGCGCAACTGTAAATGTTACTTGCCCTAACGTTCTATTAACGGTAAAATCTACGCCCTCAGTTTTGGAAACACCATCTATTGTAACTATTAATATATCTGCATCGATATTATCTTCTGCTAGCTGGTACAATGTAGAACTGTTGTCCCCTACAAATTGTTGTTTTTTAGCACCGGTTAACAGGTTTATTTCTTCGAATAGTGTACCTCCTCCAGCTGGTGGAGTTCCGATCGCTACAGTAGGTTCGTAAGGCGCTACATCTTGGTATGTTGTCCCGTCATATTCCTTGTAATCAGTTCCGTTTATAAAATAAATCTTACTGTTAAACCACAAAATAAGCGTTCTAACGTCTGTTATTGTTCCTACCTCAGTTACAGTTCCCTCAGTAATTAAATCGGCTAACAGAACGGTATCAGTTGATATATCCATATTGTACTCGTATACTTTACCACCATGACAAGTTAATAATATGTTTTTACCGTCAATATCAAACTGTGCTATTCCTCTAACTTCACCACTAGTAAAATCAATAAACTTATGATGTCCAGGTCTTTTCTGCGCCTTGTAATCTTTAGTAATTCTAAAGTTGTCACATTGGAGAAACTCCCCTATTTCTAGTTCGGTTTCTCCAACTGCTTCATTAATGCCTAGCATTTTAGATAATTCTATCGGATTAGGTTCTTTTACTGCTTTAAATGTTGCCATTAAACCCACCTCCAAAATAAACATCAGTTATCTTTTCTTCACTTGCTGGTTGTTCTCTAAATGCTTCAAACTTTAATTCGTTGGCTTTCTGTTCAAAGAAGTTAACTACGTTAGGGTTCTCATTGACCGCTGCCTTTGCTGCTGCTGAATACTTGATAAACTCCAAGGCTATTGGGTTAGGCACTTGTAAAACATCCGTGTCATTAACCAATGTGTCAGGTCTAGGCTTGTAAATAACTTTAATTGAACCATCATAAAAGTAATTAACAACTAAGGTCTTGTGTGCTTCCCATTTATAAGTTGAACTCTTTTCGTATTGTCTAACAGGGTACTCAGCAATAACTTCCTCTAATTCTACATAATCATCGGGCATATCTACCCTAACCCACGGTTTATAATCAGGTATATCATCAGCTTTAAACAAAATGTCATATAAAGCTACGTTTTGATATCTGTAGAACGTTGTGCCACTAAATACTATTCTAATAGGATAACTAGGATCAGTAGGCGTAATAATACCTTTATAGTCCGTTAGTGTTGTAGGTGTCTCAGTTAACGTTACAAGTGTGTTCCAACTTACCCCGTTGTTTTCCTCTATCCTAACCGAAAAATCATTATCAGCAGTAAAGAAATAAGCTTTAGCACCAACTACGCCATTATTTGGATAATTAATTTCATCACCAGTAAATTGTTGTATTTCAAAATTAGTAAGATCACCTAACAAATTAGTAATTCTGTCATTAAGTATATTAAATTCTTTAAAATATCTACTTGACGAGTAACTTTCTTGATAAGCCATGTTAATGTATCTGATTAAATTAGTCTCTAATGTGGAAACTTCATCATCAGCAATGACAATTCCATCCTCGTTGTACTCGTCTAACAACGCTCTAGCATCATATAAAATATCTTTTAAGGTTGACATATTAACCCTCCCTGTTGCCCTCTGCTACAACTTCAAATGTGACAAGAGAACTTAAATTATCTTGAACTAATATTTGTAACTCTTCGTCTTTGTTTAAAATTATTGGAGAGCTTAATTTTTCAAAAGTAAGCCTTCCACTTAACCCATTTACCGCTTGTGGATTTCCACCATCAAAGAAGTCTACATCAAACATTAGCAATTGCAATCTGTTGTTTGTTTTTGCGTTAAAGTAATTTGTAAAAGTTCCGTCAGCGTTCTTTTTTCTAAACTCTATGCCATTAACAAGCCCCGGGGCCGCTATGTCGCCGAAACCATTAAAAGTTGCAGGATTTGTAGTGACCATGTTAAATAAAATCCTCGTTACATTTACAGATTTTTCAAAACTGTTTTTATACGCGAATGCTACTGGTGTAACCGAACCGTTTACGTTTAATAAAAAATTTTCTCTGTTTACAAGCGCATTAGTTGTAAAGGCTCTATCTAAAGGCCTGTCAAGAGTTAATACGTTAGCTACATTAGTTATTACTTCGGCATAGAAAGTTGTCGGAGTTTCGTCAAATTCCTCTTCAATTTTTATTAGAGAGTTTGCGATAAAACCTGTTGAGTCTGTTAATTCTACAGTATAATTGCCAACAACAGTGTCTACAGCTATTGTGTAACCGTTTTGTAAATCTTCTGCAAGTGGGCCTATCAAAAGCCTGTTTCCGCTATTTTCTATTCTTGTTCTCATACATTACCTCCTTCACTAAAAAGGACACCCTACCCTAAAGTAAAGTGTCCTATGGTTTGGACTAATCTTTCTTAGGTGGTCTACCACCCTTAGATACTTCTTTATACCCCGCTCGCTCCCAAACATTTTTTACAAGTTCGGTGCATTCGATGGTATGATCGTCTTTTTTCATTTTAATAGTTTTCATATGTCACCGCCTTATGCGATTAAGTGTTGGTAGCAACCGTTAACCTTTTGTGCTGTTACAAACGCATCATAGATAAATCTACCTTCAATTAACGCACCACTAATACCTGGAGGGTTGTCATGTGTGTTAATCTCTTCTAATTGCATTGGTGCTACGTTGCCTTTAGGTTGAGTAGTAATAAACGCTGTGTTTGCTGGTAAGTATGAAGTTGGTACCATTACTAACTTAACACCATCAACCTCACCAACTTGTCCATTAATTAAAGTTTTCATTGCTAAATCAGAAGCTTTAATAAATGAGTTGTCTAGTTTAATAAACTTGTAGAATGAAGGTGATACAAAAGCAATTCTGCCTTTTCTAGGCACTTTGTCATCATCTAAAGCAACTTGACCATCTAAAAACTTTTCGTAAGCGTTAGATGCTGTAATTGCTGCTGTAGCTGTGTGACCAGCTGTAACTGCTGCCGCTGCTAAAACCGTTAAGTTGTATGTGTCTTGCTCCGGTAAAAATTGTTCTTCCATTTGAATTTTGATAACTTTACCAGTAGTTTTAACAAGGTTACCTTGAATGTAGTTACCCTTGTCTACCGTAATGGAAAATGATCTGTCTTTAGAAATAGTTAACTCTTGAATTGTGTCTTGCAATTCAGATGGTGAACCGTATCTGTCCGATCCTGTTCTAGTGTAATCTGTTAATGCTTGTGATGTTAATGTGTAAATAACCGCTGTTTGCGAACCGATAAAATCATATTTACCAGCAAAAGCCGCTTTTGTCATAGACATTAATGTATAAACTTGATCTATTGCCTTTTGATATTTTTTTGCTAAATTTACTGACATTGATTATTCCTCCTAATCGTCTCCTAAAAGACCAGCCAGGAAATCGTCTTGATTGTCTATGCCTGAGTCAGTAGTTTTCTTAACTACTCCTTTTTTCTTAGATTTAGTATTTTGCTCTTTAGTTTGCACCGCTTTTTCAAGTTCTGCAATCTTTTTTTCTAAATCGCTAATTTTAGTATCTTTTTCAGACATTTTAGATTCACTTAAATACTTTTCGTAAGCTTTTGTAGGATCGATACCGTCTCTCATATCCATTAATACTTGTTGTGGCAAGTCGTCTGCTTTTACATCGGGATATTTCTTTACAAATTCTTTTAACGGTTTGTCCTTTAAGTCTTTAAACTTGCTATCGTATTCAGTCTTTACATCGTTAACGCTTCTTCCTTCTTGGTCTGCTATTGATTTATAATGGTTGTCTCTAAGATTTTGAAGCATTGTTTTAGTATCCATATTAAACATTTCAGCTGTGAATGCTATTTCTTGGTCTAGCCCTTTTAACTCTTCAAACTTAGAATGAAATCTTTCTTGGTTCATGCCCACTTGGATGTATTTCTGTACGTCCTCTCTTGGCATGTCTTTTAATAAAGTAGAATTTCCTAAAAACTTAATTTCTAAATCATCTAGAGATTCAATAGTGTTATCATCTGTAGACTCTTCGTTATCAGCTTCTTCGGTTTCTCCTTCTGTTTCTTCGCCTTCCGTTACTTCTTCCAACTCGTCTGTTTTTAATTCGTCTACAGACTCACTTTCTGTTTCTTCTGATACTTCTTCATCGATGTAATCATCAGGCAAAATGTATTCTTCTGTTACTAGGTCAACTTTTTCGACTTGGTTATCTTGTAAGTTTTCCATTATACCTCCTCGGCTTGGTTTAGCCATATAAAAAACGCCATTAAAATAATATTAATGACGTTCAAGACGTTCTGTTTATTTTGGAACTGATTTAAAACTAGTTACAATTCCACATCTAGGACATTTAATTTCTAATATCGAACCTGGCATCATGAGACTCTTACCCAATAACTTAGGTTTCCCTTTGCCGCATTTCTCATTAGAACAACGTAACTCTCTAATGGTTATCACCTCCTAAACATATTATAATGCAAAATGTTTTACTATGCAAATTATTGCATTATTCTTCGGTTATTTTTGTACATTGGCGATCGATTTTAACCGTTTTGATAGGGTTGTTCAAATCTTCGCCAGCATACATACTGCAATTAGGGTTTCTACAAAGCATCTCCCTAGTTTTGCTAAGACTTTGACAGTTTTCGCTACTTTCTGCATTAAATTTACCTATTGTTAATTCTTGCTTACAGTATGGACAATCCATTATAACCCCTCCTCCGCCTTGTATTCTTCAATAAGTTTTTGTTGTTCTTCTGACGGTAACTGTTGAAATGTTTGTTGTTGTTCAGGTGTTAATTGGTCCATAAACTCCATTACCGCCGTGTCTCCGCCTTTAACCTGTTCTTGTATCTTGTCTATTAACCCGTTTTTGTTAACTATATACCCATCAGGCATACGCTCAAGGTAATCAATAAACTCTATTAACCCTCTGTCCAATAAATTGTCTAGTGTTTGAATAACTGCTAATTCAGACCAATAAGAAGATTGTCCAACATCAATTTTAACCGACTTGTACACGTTTTGTAACTCGTCAAAATTGTATTCTATAATTTCTTGATCGTCTCCCTCAGAAACTATAACAGGTCTTGTTCCGTACAAATTAGAAATCATATCGTAAAATATACGCATTAAATCTTCAATCCAATTATACATATTTGTCTTAGGGTTTTCTAGAGGTATGCCCGCTTGTTTCGATGTTGTGGCTATCGATATACCACTAGCTTGTTCGGGATTGATGTTACCTAATAACGCGTCATTTGCTCCTACTGTTTCTTGCATAAAATTTTGGGCCATGTTAATCATGTTCATAACATCAGGTGACATTGTGCCAGGTGATATATAACCCATAACACCATTTATAGACTCGTTCGGTGCTAAGTTGACACCAAATTGACCACCAGCACCACCCATAACCCCACTTACCTTGGCTTTGTTATACACTAACTTAGGAAAAGTAGTTAATAAAGTGTGATACATAGCACTTGCAAAACCTCTGTTAATAAAAATTTGTGTAGGGATTGCGTAAGTAACAAAGCTCATACCATGATAAGTATTTCGTTGTTCTTCCCAGTTTCCTAAAGCTACTGGATATAGACTTATCCCCAAATCCACATCTTTATACACATATGCGCCCTCTGTACATTTAGAAGCTAAAACAGTTTGTCTTTTTTCTCCTGTTTCTTTATCCTTAATTGTTTTCTTTGTGTAGGTAATTACATATGTAGCTTTCTTAGAATCCTCGCCTTCCATTTCTATGTCACCATAGTAAGATGCTTGTTGAGTAGTATCTCCATCATCATCTATTATGCCCTGTATTTTGGCTTGTGACTCTTGTTCAGCTTTAAGGTTTTTAATAAGGTCTCTGCCAGCTATTTGGACATAAGGTTGGCTTTGAACGTCAGACGTGTTGGCGTTTCCCATGTAAAAATTATTAGGATCAATTAATTCTAACTCTATTTGTCCCATTACATCGGATAAATTGCCACCGTACGGTTTTGCATCAGGATTAAATATCATGTGACCTACATAATCACCAGTCACAGCACCATCATAAAGTCCACGTTTAATTTTGAATGTAAGTTTTTCTCTTTCGGCAAATTCTTCCCAACAAGCGTTAACAATATTGTCTGTGTCATCATCTTTGTTAACCACAGGTGCGACAAATTGTCCTTTTGGTTTACTTGCCATAATAGCAGCAACAAAAAAAGTTACAAATCTATTTATGTTATTGAACACCGGTTGTGGATAATCGGGGTTGAGGTTGGCCCCTCTCCATTGCTTACCATAAAAAAAATCCCAGTTGCAGTCTACCATATCATAATAATTAGGTTCTATCCTGTTATTGTAACTTATTCCATTTTGGTACTGATCCCATTCTTTAATTTGCACGCTTGTCACCTCCTAATGCCTGTTTGTAATCATAGTTAATCATGTTTTGGTAATGTTCCTCTACCTCTTTTTGCTTTTTCAGTTCTTCTTCTGTGGCTTTCACCTCTTCTTGTTTTGGTTTTCTAAACCTATCTATTACCAATACTACAGATAGACAAATAAAAAACCCTAATGCAAATTCCATATAGCACCTCCTAGTACTGACTCCAGTTGTTAAATGTATTAACATAATTTGTTTTATCTCTGATTTTGTTTTCTTGTATTTCTTGCTCAACATCATTTAGTGGTTTAATCGGTATAGGATTAATTGCTACGCAAAAATATCTTAACGCATCTACAGAGTGAGTCAAATCATGATAATTAGTAACAGTCCCTTCAACTTCGCTTGGAAGAGTCGCGTAGCAGTTTGGATTGTTTTTGTTTTTAACTACTTGCGGTAAGCATCTTATAAGATTTTCGCAGTTATTAAATATCTTTATCCTTGATTCTAAAGTTTTTGTCCCATCCTCTTTTATAGTTTCGAACACTTTAAACCATTCTTTCATAGCAAGAGAGCCTATATCTCTTTTGTTGCTGGTTTCTGATAAAAACCAACCTTCTTTAGAAAATAAATTCCATGTAGTTTCACCGTTAGTCTGATGCCTTTTCATCAAATCAGGTGGCGCATAGTTTATAACAGGCTCTTCTCCAATTGTAATTTCTTTCATTCTTTGAGCGGCAGAACTTATAATTAAGTTAGGTTCATGTACTTCTCTAGTCACGTACATGTTGCCATTATAATCTAATGCAATTCTATAACCCGCTAACATATCAAGTCCATAATCCATAGTAGTGTAAATGTACCAATCATTCGGGATGACAAAAGGTTCTATAACGTGTATGTTTTTGTCAAATTCTTTGAAGAATGATCCACCCGATTTTATAAACCTTGCTTCTCCTAGTTGCTTGTATTTCTCAGGATCAGTGTCCCTATATATCTCAATAGCTGCTCTTTGTATTCCTGTTAAATATGGGTTGTCAAAGTGAGTCGATAGAACTACCAATACTTTTATTTGCAGCTTCTTTGGTTTGCCTTCTTCATCCACTGTATCGATGTTAAAATGCTTTTCAAACACTTTAGGTCTTTTGCTGTTAGGGAAATACTCTATAACTTTATCAGGTGTTGTTTGTACTAAATGCTCGTTGGCAAAACAGTATTCATTTACTGGGTTAAGCAGTATATCAAGTCTTCGGTCCTCTTTAACCTTCCCTCTTAACTGTTGTATTAAGGCTAGGAAATCGTCAAATGTGACCCATTCCCCCTCTTCTACAACTATCTTTGTTACCTGGTCAATGTTTTTTACGTCTTTTTTCTGCTGGTCCGTCTTGTATCCTCTAAATAATACAGTATTTCCGTTAATCTTGTTTGTAATCTTAGTTGATGATTCTGTTATATTATAAGCTGGAGTATGTTCAAACTGTTCTATTTTGTCTACTAGTCCAGCATAGTAACCGTCTGACGACCCCTTGTCAAGTTCTTGTATGATTAGTAATTTGTAATTCTCTTTACTTGCCAGGTTGCAAGCTTCTTCTATTTGACTGTTGTATGATTTAGCTGAGTATCTACCTCCTATTTCTACAACTGCATCATACTGTGCGCCAAACACATGATCGAAATACAATGGGGTCAGCTTTATTTCTTTTTCCATATTATCAATATGAATCACCTCCCAAGACTATTATATCATTTTATGCAAATATAGTAAAAGAGCCTATTAATTAGACTCTTATTCATTAAATATGCATGTTATTTTGTATATCAGCCGTATATTTTGATACTAAATGTATTTTTATACATTATTTGTGCATCATTATTCGTCATTTGCTTATCTTTATCACTGGCATTTTAATCTCGCCTGAGTGTTCTACCTTGTCTGTAAATAGTTTAAGGTGCTTACCGTACAATTCATTGTTTTTGGTTAGCCCGTTCAATGCTGTTTTGTTTATTCCTGTTATTTCGCCTTTATCATCCCTTAAAGCTAATTGACTCTCGCATAGTGCTATTGTGTTGGCTATGCTATTAAGTATGTCCTGAGCCGATAATAACGCCGATTCTTGTACTTTATCAGCCATCTTACCCCTTAGCTCTTCAAGCCTTGCCTTGACCTTGCCAGTCTTTGCCAGTCTACAAGCCTTTTCATCAACTGTCTTATCCTTCCACCTTTTGCTCTGCTTAAACGCATTTCTATAGGCTGTTCTTTGACTGTCACCAAGAAACAAGCCTTGTGCAAATTTTTCTTCTTGTTTAGTTAGCTTGTTGGCCTTAGCTGCCATAGTATCATCCTTTCTATTTAAAACCTTTTGGTCTTGTTACTTTTGGTCCGTACTTAGCCATGAGCATTTCTTTGTTCGACTCTCTAGTTTGAATTTCAGATATCACCTCGTTGTAAACTGGTGGCATGGCATTATCTTTTATTAGCTTATCTATAGTTCTTCCCTCTCCCCATTCGCCATCGCGATCAATCTCAGCATCTTCAATATACGACTTTACCTTCTTTAACAACTCTATCATCCTATCAACTCCCTAAAATATATTAGTGTCTCCTTTGAAGCCAATACTTTTCTTTTCGTTTAGCAAGTGCGATTGAAACTTTTGATTTTGCTCTCTCTTGTTTCTGTACATTGTGCATACGTCACTTTCTGCGTTTTTTATTGTAGAAGAATACCCACTTCCATCCAACTCACACCCGCCGCTAGTCGTTCCATCTCTATCTTCTCTAAAGCATATAAACATTGCACAGTCTTTGCAATTCATGTTAATCAACTCCCTGTATTGCATCACGATTAGCCCAATAGTTCTTTGTTGTCGTGAATGTTGCCTATTACTTTATACAAAGGCATTCTTGATATATGTTGGCTGTTTGCGTTTTTAACCTTGAACATTCCATAATTGTAAACTATTAACGCATTTTTGCCACGCTTCATATCTAAAATATCACCCTCAAATATCTTGACGCCATTCTTGTCATTTAATCCAGTATATTGACCTACTGTGTTAGGGTTTGCCTCTAAGCATCCTATATCCGGAATATCATCTAGTTCTATTCGGTAATTAAACCAATTGATGATAAAATATATATCTATATTACTCCTAACTAAATCACCATACGCCCACTCACCGTTATCTATTCTTTTACCTCTAAACAATATATCTCTCATGAGAACGCCTCCTGATTAATGTTCCATATCTATATTATAGCATTTAATAGTTAATGTTACAAAAAGGGTAGTTAAACCCCTCTAAATGCTTCATTTAGACCATTCGTTATGTTTTTTGAATCCCATAGAATCAAACGCTAATGTGCAATTGCTTTCAACCATTAATGCAGCAAGTTTAGTTGCTTGATCCTGAGCAATTTTTTCAGCTTTTTTTCTAGTTTGTGCATTTATTGTAAAGCTTATCCACGCAATTCCTTTGCGAAAATTTCTTATTTTTACCTGTGAAGAATCATGAAATCCTATTGAATTGTACTTATACCTTTCCGGTTCGTTTCTCATTTTAAACTCATTATTTCTATAATCAAACACAACCTGGTGCTGGTAATATATTGTTTTGTTTTTTTCCGATTCTACTAACTGCAACATTTTTTCTTTTTGATAATACAAATCTTTATCCGAGCAATATTTTTTTGCTTCTTCTTCTAATTCAAAATAACCAACAGAATCCCAATCTGAATATTCTCCACCATAAACCATATATATCGTTTTGTCTGCTGCCATCTACTCACCTCTTAATCATTCTATACATCACTACCGCCACAATTATAACTATAATAGCTATTACCCACCATGAGCGTTTTAACG